TGAATCAAGTGATTATGAGTAATCTGGCTGGTGCAATAAATTGCACAAATAAATCTTAAGGATTTATAGCGAACAGATTATTAGATCGCTCCCCTTTCACGTAGAAAGTTCTGGGTATGATCTTTATAAGATGTATATATTTTATGATAATTAGAAGCCATATGGGGTTTGTTCTGGTGGACAATATCAATTGCATGGTTAAAAATTTTAATATATGCGTCATAAGTCTCTTGCTCATGCTGAGCTAAAGAGTCCTCAAAATCTTTTACTCTGGATTTGTAAACCTCAATGTTTGTAGCAGAGGGTGATTTCTTAGTCCATACAATCATATCAGTGATTGAGTTTAAGTCTAGAGGAGCTCGAATGAGTTTGGGGCGGGTCGTGTCGCGTAGAAAGCGACGCTTGAGATAAGTGATTTGATAAATGTTTTCAAATTCAAAATCAACTTTTTCTCTTTTTTGGGAGTCTGTGTAATTTATTCCGATTGCAGCAAAGTACTTCATAAATTTCTGGAAGTTTATATATTTTCGTAAGAGTCCAGAGAGTGCTATAACATGGTCATCACCATAAAAGGCATATTCCATGTGTTCAATCAGAAATTGTGGGGTAATAGTTTGACCAGTTCTTTTTTCAAATTCTTGTTGTTCTAACATGTCAACAACAGCTGCTAAGATATAAAACCAATTGGCAACTGAGTTTAAAGGAGCAGTGACAGGGACGCCAGATGGCATTCCACTCCGTTTCCGAACTAGAGTATTAAGTACAAGAATGTCAGTTTGGATAAAAGATATGACTAACGCTATACGAGCATTACAGTTTTCTTCAGAATCTTGGTACCATTCATTTATTGCTCTTACACATTTGAGCAAAACGTCCGCCATCAATTTTCCATCCCAATTAGAGTAATCTCCTGCTATTAAAGCATCTTCTCCAAATCGGGTAAGGCGGTTAAATAAATGAGTCCAATCCATTGATGTAGGGTTGATGCCAACACTAACAGGCTTTTCAACACATTGCTGCTGCATAGCACCCATGAATACACCAAAATACCGACGAGTCAGTAATGATATTTCTAGGGGCAAACACTCAAAGGTTCGGACCTTTCCATTCTTGATTTTCTTCTCACTGACTAATTCGTCCTTCATATTTTCATAAGCAAAGTAGGCT